TGCATTACCGTGACATCCCCACGCTTGAGCTTTTCAAGGGCGCGTGTAACCCTGATCTGGGTGGTTTCAGTCATAGGGTGCTTGCGAGTAACAAACACATCCTGCAAATGCTGGGCAGAAATTCCCGTCATCTCGGCAAAAAAATCCCACGACACAGCGCGATTGGTGTCTTTGGCAAACCGAGCCATCTGTCGGAAGAGTTCTGCCTTTGTCATTGCCCGTAAAGCCCCAGTTTTTTGAGGTATGTAGACACGTTGCGCCCGACAGAGAGTTGTTCAGGGGTACTATTGGCTTCCGTTTGGCTGACCGTGCGGGTAATGCGGCGCATGATCAACTGAGGTTGAACTTGTTCAGCAAACGCTGCAACGGCAAGAGCAGTAGCAAGCACACGATCATCTTTGCCCCGCCCAGGTGCATGGATTGCCCCGCCTTCACGACGGATGGTTTTCATTTCTTCCAGCAGATCCTCGGAGTAGAGGTCCATCATCTGACGCTCGAAGTAATCCTTGGTGTAGCCCATCATGCGCTCTTTGGACGCGTGGGTCGTGAGCCAGCCGATAGAGTTAGTCAGGCCGCCGAGGGTATCGTTTTTGCGCCAGATGTAGTTGGTCATGCAAGACAGCACAGCCATCAGATCTTTGCCCGGTTGACCACCGAGGACCACCGCTTGCCTTTTGAGGTTCCTGAGTTCTTGGATGACCCCTTGACCAGGGCCATTGACTTCAAGGTTGAGCGTCGAGTTTTTATATGCGCCTGCAAGGTGCGCGATGACCCACGCAAATTGGTAAGTGTTGAGTTCCGACGTAGCGAACTCGGCAACCTGTTCCATGCCGTCCGCATAGCAGCGGAAGACCTGAATTGCAAAACGATCAGCCCAGTCCGACGAACCATAAGCCGGGTCCGCACCAATGACGTAGTAGGCCGTGTCAATAGGCTCTTCCCAAATCTTAAGGGTGGCAAGACGCTCGGAGGATTTAAGAACTTCAGTATCTTGAAAGCTATTTCCAAAAGCATACCGGTAACCATCGAACGACCTTTTCTTTGCCACCTTCATTGCGTCAGTGATTCGGCTGTTCGAGAAGAACGAACTACCGGTCATCACAAATGCATAGTCCTCGGTCGGAGGGAACTCTTGAAACATCAGGGCATCATCCTTGATCCCTTCAGCCAGCTTCCACCGCCACCAAGCAATCTGCCGAGTTGTGATCTCAACGCCGTAGAGTTTCTTGATGTCTTTGGTCCATTCCTTCTCCTCGGGAGTTAGGCGACCATCCCAGTAAGCCTTGTACACATTGCTGTCACCGGCAACCGAGTAAAGCTCGTTACGCCACCAGCCGCAAAAGATAGCTCTTTGGGTCTTGGCGCGTTTGGCAGTGACGTACATGTCATGGAACATGTTAAAGCCACGGGCCGTGCTCTCAAACATATAGAGGCGGTTGGGGTTGGTTTCTGCCAGAGAGGCCAGCAATGATGCCAGACCTTCTTCATCGCCCCACGAGGACGTTTCTGTGCCGTGCAGATAGGTAATAGCTTTACCTCGGCCTAATGACCCCTTAGCTCGCAAGCCAGCCACCTGATAGAACAAACGGCTACGGTTCTTCAGAGACAGGCTGTTGCGGTTATGCGCCAGAGCGGGAATCTTATACTCCTTGGGCAACCCATCCATGTACATGGCGAGGGTCGAGCGGAACATGTCACGGTTTTCTTCCGTGTCCGTCGTTAGTGTTCCCTGCATCCCAGGAGTGATAAAATGCCAATACAAATCCAGAGCAAGACTGATGGTAGTGATTCCAAGTTGCCGTCCTTTCAGAATAACGAAGAAGTGACAATCATCCTCAAGACCTTTTGCAATCTCTTCCATCACATAAGTCTGGCTGCCGAGAAGGTTGTCCATCTTCTTGAGGCCATGCTCTTTGGTTTCAATCTTGAGCTGGCGACAGAAGTGGTAGAAGTGATTGAGGTCAAACTTCATTGCTGACAACCTCTTCGCAGACGCGCTCAAACATCTTCATGTTTTCAGACATGCGGCTTTGATAGAGGTGATAGATGCCGCCAATAAACTCAGTGCCAATGCCGTACATGCCGTAGTTTCCCAGCCGCCACAAAGGTTCCGCGCACTTCACAGGGTACAACGCACGATAGGGCAGACCACGCTCCTCAGCCGCATAGCTCACATTCTCCGCAACGTCCGAGCTGACAGTCACAGCAAAGGTGGGCTTGTCGAGGTCATGCCATGCCTGACGGTTGATAAAGAAGAACGCTGGCGCGGCATAGATATGGGCTGCCGGTGGAATGTGATTAGACACCTGAGCAATACCAATGAAGCTCTTGTTCTTCACGCAATAAGTCTGGGATGCCGGCACGATCTGCCTGTTCATGGGAACACAATCAACATCCAGAAACCCCACCACCTGATCATTCGAGGCTTCCATAATTCGGTTCATCCACTGCCCATGATCTACGTTCTCACGATGCAGGGTGTAATCAATGTTAAAATGCACAAGCACCGACTTTTGAGCGTCAATGATCCGCTGATCAACATTATCCCAAGCCAGCACATGTATCATTCTCATCCCCTGTAAATGGTGCGCCCAGAACGATTCGAACGTCCGACCCTCTGCTTCGTAGGCAGATGCTCTATCCAGCTGAGCTATGGGCGCGTCTAAAGCCATAGAATAAACCGCTCACGGATTGCGGTCCTGTGTCCGACATCGCGACGACCGAGAAAGCCCAATCGTAGCCAGATCACATTGTCCCTGCTGGTCGTGATGGGCTTACCCAGGATAAGTCCCCAACAGAAACAAACTTGGTTGCGGGAGTAGGATTTGAACCTACGACCTTCTGGGTATGAACCAGATGAGATACCAGACTTCTCTATCCCGCTACTCGACCCTCCAAACACGAACACCACAGTCAACCGTGCGAGTTACAAACTTCCAACCCAAACGCTTCCCATACTTCCAAGACAAAGCACGCAACTGATTAGCCAGACGATAGCTCGGCAAAGCATTCTCACTCACGTCATCACACGGAATAAAAAAACTGTCGCCAACCTGCATACCCGCAAATGGGTACTTTGCCTCACTGCGCTGACGAGGCACTTCAGTCACAGGGATGTTCCTATCAATCACTATCATGAAACATTACATAACTGTTAACTAACAAGAAGTCAAAATAATTTTTGGGGGAAGAGGTTTGTGGGGTGCACGCAAACCAGCCCCCCCATGGCCCATGCAAGGCCAAGTCACATGCCAGGTCTGTATATTCTTACACTAACACTAACCTAGTCTCTTATCATATATATAAGAGATTAAATAACGATATAGATATGTGATTTATATGCCAGACCCATAAAGTTGTCTGACAACCTGACAACCAGTTTGCCTGACACGCGGGGAGAAAGGATCACCGTCAATCTCTGATTGATAACGAGAGTGTATATTAATCACTAAGATCACATATCTAATTATATATATAAGAGAGATATAAGAGAGATATTCCATATAAGTAGTTTTACTTATCATAATTATGTTATTATGCTATTTACATAAAAACATAAGATAGATATATATATAAGAGTAAGCCGCGATTGAGACGGCTCAACCAAGGGAACACGACAATGAAAGCAATTCAAGTGAAGTATATTCCAGCTACAAACACTAAGGGTTCACGCTGGAAAGCAATGGCTGAAGGTGTAAAGCCTGTCACTGTGCCGTTTAGCTATACAGACCGAGACGGTGGCGCATACCATGCAGCTTGGTGCTTGTGCGAGAAGTACGGCTGGAACGGTATAGAGCTTCGCTCAGGTTCTTTGCCGAACGGTGATTGGGCTTTCTGCTTTGATCACGTCGCAATCCAGCACGCGTCACTTAAAGCAGCGTAAGGGGGATACCATGGCTTTGATCATCGAAGATATTCTCGAGCTTGCAGGCATTGCTTGCTTTGTAACATTCATCACATTCTTGGCAATGGCTTTTTGAGGAGATCAATCATGAAGAACAATCTTAATCTTGCTGGTCAACTGGCATCTAAAAAGGTTCTGTTTGGTGGCTATTCACGGTTTGCCATTGCACCAGTCCATACACGGTTCGATGCTGTCGAATGGTTTGTGTGGGATGCCGAACAGATTGATCCTCTCACAAAATTACCTTCTGTGATTGCACAAGAATCCACCAAAGAACAAGCAATGGAAAAGGTCGCACAATGACAAACTACGACATCAAAACACATTCGATTGATCAAGCACTAGCAGCAATCGAACGGCTTAACGTTAGACGTGTAGGGATTGCTAGTTTTGATTATTGGATTGATTACGCTGTGAGAGATTGGAACCAATATATCAATCGGCAGCGCGAATTGGAGGCAGCACAATGATCATCATCTGCAAGGACAGCCCAGAATGGGGAACGTGGCGCATCATTGAAGACACGGGCGAATGGTATGTTATCCGTGGCAGAAGTGGCGAAAAAGTGCTGCA